TCTTCAAACTTTTGATTGTCAACGCATTCTTTGGATTTGATTTTAACGTTGTATCCTTCTTCGGTTTTATCTTTGTAATCTTTCATAAACCAGTATCTATTTTCAAGTTTCAATCCGGTGAAAAACTTATCGAATAGTTCTTGATCTTTTGTGAGTTTCATTTTAACACCTAACCCTTTATTACTGCTAATGGTTTCAATTTAACCTTAATTTTAACCAAGTCAGATTGATTATCCATAACTGTATCTATATCTTTGTATGCTCCCGGTGCTTCGTCAAGGTTTCCTTCATGTCGTATTCCGTGGATGACACCCATGTCGTCCATCAATTTAATCTGAGCGTTTAAATCAAGGTTGTTCTTTGCTGCAGTTCTGCTCATTTTGCGACCTGCCCCGTGTGAGCATGAGTTAAACGATTCAGGATTGCCAAGCCCCTCAACGATATACGAAGATGTTCCCTGTGATCCGGGTATAATACCAACCTCTCCAAGTCTCGCAGACGTTGCGCCCTTACGGTGTAAGATAACGTTTTTGCCGAAATGGTTTTCCCATCTAGCGTAATTGTGGTGCATGTTTATTTCTGGTTCAAACTCACATTCAACCACATCATTAAACGCTTTCTTTATTTCTCTAAGCATAATTCGCCTGTTAATATACGCAAAATCAAGGGCGTAATTCATTGCTTCCATATATTCTTTTGCTTCGTAAGTATCGATAGGTAAAAAGGCAAGACCATCTTCACCCTTAAAACTAGGTACGTTTGAATACCATCTAGTACAAAGTTTCTGAGCAAGTTTATTATATTCCTTCGCTATCTTGTATCCGAAGTTCCTACTGCCAGAATGAACCATCACCCATATAAAACCATCGTCACCTTTTTGTATTTCAATGAAATGATTTCCACCACCAAGCGTTCCAAGTTGTTTCCGTGCAGATTTCAACTCTTGCTGAATAATCGGTATGTCAGGAGCAAATAAAAATCCACTCCACTCTTGATCTTTCTTATTGTGGTTACGCCCGACCGGAACACGGCCCCTGATACCGCCCTTAAAATCAGCAGATCCACCCATAATTTGTTTCAACTGTAATTCAGTCAAATCGGTTAGGGACGTTTTAACAGCACACATGCCACACCCTATATCAACGCCTACCGCATTGGGTATAACCACGCCTACGGTAGCGAGTACGCCGCCAATTGGCATTCCGTAACCTTGATGCGAGTCCGGCATGATTGCCACATGTTTAAAAGTGAATGGTAAGTTCGCTAAATTCTTAGCCTGTTGCAATGCCCCATCTTCTATTTCGTGTAGCCACATCTTGATAGGTACTTTTTCTGTAGATATTACTTGCATTTTGATTCTCCTTTCTTAATTTCTTCAAGTTCATCAAAGCACTCAGGACAAACTAAATCCAAACTACCATCCGGTGAAGGTGCGCAACCATCGTCTGAATCTCTCCACTGTCCACATTTATCGCATTCATACATTGACATAATTTGCCTCTTTTGTTTTATTTTGTAGTTATTTCTTTGTAGTGTTTTTAATACGGTTCCTAAACTTTCATAATTACTCATTGTGTATCCTTGCTGAATGTCATTGTTGATGGCTTGTAATTTAAAACCTCACTGCCAGTTGCGCCATTTCTATTTTTTGCTACGTGGCATTTCACTCTATAGGGGCTGGTTTTTTCTGATCTTGACAAAAGTATAACCTTGTCCGCTGCCTGTTCAATTCCGCCTGAGTCTCGTAAGTGGTGCAGTCCTGGTTCATCAGTTCCCATACGGTTTAATTGTGCAAGTATTAACATTGCCACGTTATTTTTCTTTCCGAATAATACTAACTGTTTTGTGATCTTGTCAACTTCTAAGTTTTTATTCTCAGCTTTCCCACCGTCTACTAATTGCAAGTAATCTATAGCTAAAACATGGATGTGCTTCCTGATTACCCATTGGTGCGCTATTGCCAAAATCTCTGCAATCTTTTCTGTATGTTCTTCAATCTCAATCGGTGCGCCTGCTAATACGGTTGAAGCAGGAATAACTTTAGCCAATTGACTTTTATCTAAACTGCCACCTATTATGCTTGCAAAATCAACATCTGATACTTGCGCCAACATACGACCGGCAATTTTCTTTCCTTGACTTTCAAGCATTATCAAGCCTGAAGGAACGCCACATTCAAATAGTATCTGCGTTGCCATTGAGGTCTTACCGACCGATGGGCGGGCAGCAAGTATGCAAGTCTCACCCCGTTCTATATTACCTATCAGTGGGGCGTGTACGTGGACAATTTCACCATTTTTACGCCTATCAACATCATCATTAAACTCATGCAGGAAGTCTGCAATACTTTTCCCCTTTGACTCAACCGATGATACTTGAATCAATTCACTTGTCGCACTATTGACAATATCATTTACTTCTTCTTTCCCTTCGTGTGCTTGCTTTTGTACATTGTGGCCTAATTTAATAAGTTGCCTCAATCTCCACTTAGTTTTAATAATGGTTTCGTATTCTGAAATATTGGCACTTGATGGCACAACCTCGCATAGCTCAGTTAAATAATAAGCCCCACCAATGTCGTCAAGTCGCTTCTTCGTTTTTAATTCATCAGATAGGGTTGTTAAATCAACCGCTATATTTGCATTCACCATTTCCCGAATAGTCTCAAATATTCTACGGTGTGCAGATTTGTAGAATTCAGTTCCGGTTAGGCTTATGATGTTTATTGCTTCATTGTCAAGCATTAAAGAACCAAGTAAAGACATTTCAGCATCTAAGCTTTGTGGGGGAACTCGGTCAAATATGTTTTGGCTTTGGTTCATACTTCTTTCCGCCCCGTGCCTAAGCATTGTGGGCAGATATTCTCAACAAGTCCACCTTTCCTAATAAAGGATTCAAGTGTTGTTATGAAATTTTGTTTATATTTAACAGGTATTTTATTTACACTCCAAGCTGATTCTGCTTTTATTATAATCATACTAATTTCTGCGTCCGTTAACACTTTCATTTCTCACCTCCAAAATTAGCTAAATTATCTTGTACTTGTTTGGGTAATACTGAAATCATTCTTGTTTATTCAGTAACATATTGTAAGCATCCCTAACCTCTGGTTGCATTTTAGATGGGTCTATTTCTTCAGGCATAAAGCTACGCCAAAAATCGTTAGATATAAATCTCTTTGGATGTCGCATAAATTTTAATTGATCTTTGGTTGGGAAATCTTTTTTATAAACTTTCAACGAATCCATTATGGCTTGATAGTTTGTGACATTCTTTTTCCAATAAGTGAATGTCTCTTGCTTTGCTACCTTACGTGGATATGCTTCCCAAAACTTATCGAACGCCTCAACGTTTTCTTTATTTGTTGCAATAGAAAGAGAAGGTGAAGAAGCAGTAGAAGATGAAGAAGAAGTGTTGGCCTTATGTTGAACGGACGTTGGGACACCTAAACGCTTATCAGCACTGGCCTTACCTGCTTTTCTGCATTGGTCGCTACGGACCTTTTGTTTTTTTCTTTCTTCAACAAGTCTTGGATGGTATAACAGACTTCCAGATATTTTAAACATCTTTTTTACTGGATCTCCAACCTTTTCCCATCGTCCATTTAGTCCAGATAAAACTGCAAGTATATTATCGTCATTGGGTAGGGTTCCTTGTCTGTCAGAGTTCCACGCATGGCACATTAATTGAATATAAGCACCCCTCTGTTCAGGTGTCATGCAGATGACATTCTTTGATGATAACCAGTCTTTAACGTAGAATTGGAATGCAGGAGCCTTATTCATTTTGCGCCCTTGGATGAATTACAAGACTTACACAACACTTGTAGGTTTTCAATATCATTAGAACCGCCACCCTTAACCGATACAATGTGATCTATTGCTAGATTATGCCTTGACTGACAGATAGCACACTCATAACTAAACCTTTTGAAAACTTCTCTTCTCAATGTTTGATTTGCTAGTTCAGAATTTGCAGTTTTTCTTCTATGGATATATGAAGTGTCGGCGCGATAATTTTCTATGCACTCTAGAATATATCCACGCAATGAATACACACCGTGAGACAATAGTCGCTTTATAATTCCCTGTTGCCGAATAGATAGGTTATTGACGGCTATATTTACGATCCTCACGTCACCCCCAATTACCATGTTTTTACACTCTGGGTCTTTAATCATTCTTTCTTTTATCTTATAAATTTCAAGGAAAATATTTAATAGATTGTTGCCCCTGGACTCTTTCATGAAAAATTCAATAACTACTGGCAACATTGCCGTATCTGAAATATTAAACTTGAACCCCTCAAAACTATCAACACCTTTTAAATATTCAATCATATCCATACTAACACCTCATAATACAAAAACCCCCACCCAATAAGGCACGAGAAAACCATACGGCTATATGGAGAAGCGTGTGCGCTCATTGAATGGGGATTAAATTTAATCATGAAGTTACTTCTCCTTGGTAGCCGTACCAATGTTAAATTAAAGTTACGGCTTTTTACCGTCAATGTCAAGCTAAAAAATATTCAACCTAAAGCTGCTATCACCTTTTCTCAAAACAAAAGTAGTGTCACCGTAAACAGTCTCAGCCCCGAACCCATTCATAAGCTTGACGATAAATGTAGCTTGTTTGCTTCCGGCTATCTCTATATTCTCAAAGGTGAAATCATATAAGCAATACGGGCCGTCAAAGTGGAGATTGTGCAAAGTGGATGAACTTATCTCCCCGTTGTATTGCAACTCGACTCTGCCACTGTACTTGATAGTTTGCATAAGGCCAGTACAGACTTCACCGTACATGTTAGCAAGCTTAGGTTTTGGATCGGTAGGTAGTGAACATGATGTTGCAATTAATGCTATGGTTATTAATGTTAGGATGTGCTTTTTCACTATATACTCCATGTAAAATTTCAAATAAACAAAGTCAAATTCTTTTTTAAACCGGAACTTATTTAAATCCAAGCACTCGACATGAAAAATTTCAGCTTCACAATTATTACCTTCATCCGTTCCGTCAATTGGAATTAGCACACACTCTTTGTCATCGTTTGTTTTGCATACTGGACATATCTTATCTTCAGGAAACTTTTCAAATGTTCTCATAGTCAACCCCTTTCTATAAATTCAAAACCTTCATCAATGAAATACTTTCCACACTTTCCACATAGCCTAGTGTTTACCATGTATTGATAATTGTAAGGATCGGTAACACATCTTCTTTCTGGGATGTAGAAACTGTTTTTAAGCGTACTCTTTTCTATTGGGTGTTTACATTTACGCACGCTTCACCTCCGTTCAAATGTTTGCCAGAAAATAGGATTACTGGCGTATCTATGCACTTCCCAAATTTTCGGTTAATCGTTTAATAATTAATAACGCTTCCCTATCATCCAAAATGCGCCCGTATGCACCCTCGTTACTTTCTATGAAACTAGGAACCATTAAAGTGCCTATGTCCGTTATTATTTCAAGGTGTCTATTCCGTCAGTATGGCAAATTTCTGATGCTGGTTCTGGACATTCGCAATCAAAAAAGCTACAAGTCTCACCATCTTTGTCATAGCACACAAAGCCTTTCTTGAAGGTATCAGCGAAGGTATCAGCCTTAACTTTATCATAGTCACGTCCAAGTTATTCTTTAGTCATGGAAAATTCCTCATATTTAAAAGGTCACCCGAAACAATTTCAGAATCCATACGGCAGGCATAGAAGGAGAAAGTAAAGTGTTCCGAGTGACCAATGATTATTCAAATTAAACTCCTGTCTGCCGTACACCTATACGTTAACTATATTTATTATCAATGTCAAGCAAAAGTTTAATAAAATGGCTGTACACCTTATTCCCCATTTCCAGTTGCGAACTGGACGATACCTGTAAGCATTCAGGTCTAGTGGTGCGCTTCATTGAGAGGCGTTAGGGCATTTCTATTGTTATTCAGTTTACAATCATTAGTTATTGTTTGCAGAATCTAACGAATTTCGGTAGTATTTGCAAAGGATCGCTAACGTCATGTACAAATTTTACCGTTTTATGTACACGTTGCACATGTCATGTACAAATTATGGTGTTTCTTGTACATGTTCACCATCGTCAATACTATTAAAATGTTCATTGGGGTGGTGACATTCAGCAAACTCCACTAAACATAGATTTGCCACATCAACTAAAAACTCTTTGTTACCGGTCCTGTCAAATTCCTGCAACCTTTTAATCATTGACTTAACGTGATTAAACTTTGGTTTATTAGGCGCACCAATGAGGCCATAACGATAAGCACCGACCGCCAATCTATTGCGCATCAATTGCTCAAACTCGTCAGACCATTCAGATTTCTTCACATCTTCATAGCGCATCTTTTCTGCCTGCTCTTTTCCTTTTTCAGGCAAGCCGCATTTCCAACGCCATAAATTCATTAAATAGTAATTACGATTCATGTTACCTCGCTGTTAAAGTACAACTTTCTCAACCCCTTCAACTTTCCCATCACGAATACGAATTATTACATAACCTAATTCAACGGGATCATAACCTGCACGTTCTGCGTAACCGTCAATTCCAACTTGATAAAGCTTTAAGAATGAACCTGTATTCAAATACCATCTGCGGTCTGGTTCAATATAAGATGCAGTACCATCACCGGCTCCTAAGTATTGCTGAACAATGTTTTCACCATCGTCAAGCATGATAAGTTTTTCAGCCGGATTACATACGAGTAAAAGGTGAGTATGCCCCATTCCCAAGACAAGACAATCAGCGGCTTTCTTTTCGAGCTTACGTTTAAGACTTGCTTTCATATTGGCTTGCTGTTGTTCATGGTCTTTTGCGTTTGAAACTATGCGCCCACGGAATCCGTGAGAAAGGAACAGTTTACAAATCTGCTTTTTGTTATTGGTCAGTTTCAATTTACAAGTCCATGTCCCATATGGTACATTTAGATTCTCAGCCATAAGTTCCGATAGGTCACCAAACTTTTTAAGCGTGTCCTCGTGGTTACCCTTTAACCATGCCAGACATTGACCAGCTACGGGCTTGTAAATCTCAACAACTTTCTTAACCTGGTTTAATGGAACGGGTTCTTCAGTTGATGCAAAGTCAAAACGCTTATCATCAACTGTGATTGCTTCAATAGCATCACCCATATGTACGAAAAACCTACTATCCTTTTTAGCAAGCAGCCACTTTTTAAGCTTGTTAACTCCTGCATGATGGTACATGCTAGCACCCACATGAGTATCACCATGTAAGGCTATGTCGCAATTTAAGGGTATTTCTGAAGTTAGTAATTCCATTAGCTTGACCTCCTTGAAGGTGCGCAATCATTTCTGTTGTGATTCTTAAAACCTTTATCAATTTCAGTTAGCGGTTTTCCGCATACTGTACATAATCCCGATACCTTTCTTTTCTGTACTCTTTTGAGATGATCCACTTTATCATCATTGAGACACTTGTTACACCTTGATCTGTCATTTCTTTTCTCAGCACCACACCTAAAGCAAAGACCCTGTTCCCTTCTCAGCTCTTCAATTCTGCGATTAGGTTTCAGGTACGGTTTAAATTTATCAGTCTGTTTCACTATCTCGCCATTTTAGTAAATCATGGTAGTTGGCAAATACGGGGATATTCAGTTCTTTTGCTCTTTTAATCTCAAGTAACGTCCCCTTGGATTTTTCCCAACCCTTGAGTAAGTACACTGCATCTGAAACTTCAAGCCATGCCATGCTGAAATCATAAAACTGTTTAACGGTAAATTCTCTTTCAAAATTGTCGGTGACATAGCTCTTGTCGTGCCACGGGCAGAACGGAGCAAACCCATCCATGAACAGTTCAGCACAATAGTGCTCACCTCTGCCAATATTCTTTAAAACATCAAGCACATTATCTGCACTGTACGGCCCTGCTACGTATACTCTTCTCATGGCATCCCCTTTAAATTGTAAAAATAAAACTGTCTTGCTTCTCTTCTGGCATGTACCGCTCACCTTGGAACTGCCAGCCACCTGAACCACTGAACTTTGCAATCTTTTGGTTGCGCACCCAATAGTACACTCTGAATTTCTTTTGCGCCCTGCCGGGACAACGTTTGAACTTCACCTTGAACGGTTTACCTGTGTGTTGGTTGCTTTGTTTGCCGGTAGCATGCAATGGTTATTCCTCTGTCTCTAATGTGTCAAGTTTTGCCAATAACCCCTTAACCTTAACATATTCATTTACATGGAAATTCCAATCTTTCTCAGCTTCGATGTATTCCCTTATCTGTTTAAGGAGGGATTCTGTACGGGTTTCTTCGGGCTCATAGTGTGGGTAAATATCCCCAATAACTTCCAATGCTGTTTTTAAACCTTCACTACATACGGGTAAATGATTACAATCACTGCACGGCTTTAACTCTTTACCTTTCATTGTCTACTCCGATAAAATTTAAATCCACCACAAATATATTCATACTCTTTAAAATCTCCGACTGTGAATAATGCACCACCATCAGCATTTCCGATTATTCTACGACAACAAAACATTGCGTCACTGTAAAATCCATACTTGCAGACCCCACAACAACCTCTTCGTATTGGTCTTAAATTAAAAATTACGTTCACTGTCTTTTATCCTTCCTCTCTGGTAATTGTGGTAATGGTTTGTAATAGGTAAAATCGTCAACATTCCATTCAGAAACATAATCGTCAAACTGGTCTTTTACGTTAAACGCTTCATCAATCGAGACAATCCATGTTTCAAAATCACCACTGCGAAGATACAGACCTAACATTAATAATTCATTTATCGGTAATTCATTGTGGTCTGTAATTTCTTCCCACTCACCCACTATCTTGGATATGGCGGCTTCGATGTCGGTACGGTAAAATTTCAAGGCAAGTGACGCAGGGTGCGGCATACCCTTTATTTGTTGACCATCAAAAACCTTTTTTATCGCTTCCAGTATACGTTCCGTCTGGTTCATGTCCCTCTCCTTTAAAAGTAATTAATGACCCTTAACCGTTTATAGTAGGGGTTAATGGGTAAGGTGTTGTCCTTTATGGTTAATCATCACGGCTTAAAATAATATCTTCAAGGGTTAGCTTATACGGCTTATCCTGAGTGATTACGGAT